GTACAGGCCCACCAATTGCGGGTGGGCGGCATCGAAGGCGGCCAGATTGTCCGGGTCGAGGTCTGCCAGCGTGAAGCGGTCGGCGGCCTTGCCGTACGCCGTAGCGATGCGCTGCACCAGCGGGGCAATGCGCGGCGCATAGCTGCCGCCCTTGTCGCCCTGCACGCTGACCGTGATCGCAGCCGAGTATGGCGGCGTGGTCAGGTTGAAGCGCCCGGCCTGGTCATTCAAGGCCACGGCAATCGGCTTGCCGTTGGTGCGCACCTCGAAACTCGACTCGACGGCGCCGAGAAAACCATACTCCAGGGTGACCGGATCGGTCAGCAGCGGCGTGACGTTGTGGCATTCGCCGAACGGAATCGGCAAGATTGCATCCTTGTTCGGCGTCGTGCCACCCAGCTTGACCTCGGTGATGGGCGTATTTAAGCGCTGCAACTTGTCGCGCAGTACCAGGTTGATCGTCTCGCGGCTGGAGCTGCCAAGGTCGTCGATGATGCCGTCAAACACCAGGCGGAAATCAGCGCGCGGCCAGCTGGGGTCGCCTGCCCATGCTTTGATGGCGCGGTTGCGCCACACATCGAGCAACCAGCCATCGAGTGCACCATCGCCATTGTCCAGCTCGATGTCACCGCCGGATAGTCCGGCCTCGCCCGTCAAGCTGACCTGTTCCGTGAAGGCCAGGCCACCGGTGGCCAGCGGCAGATACTCCGTGTTGGCCGGCACCTCGGCCGGGCCGGTGACGTACGACCGGGAGGCGATATACCGCGTCACCTCCTGGCCGGCCACGTTCACCTGGGCTTCGATCAGCACCATGCGGATGGCCGAGGGGCTTTGCAGCCATTCTGAAAAGTGCTCATTGGTCATGCTGCATACTCCACTTTTCTATTCCATACAGCGGATTTGGATGATTTATCGACACCAGCCACGACCGTTTTAGCAGCCTTGTCGTTCGATTCGACGGTGGCCTGGATGGTGGCGCCAGTTTGCTTGGCCTGATCGGCGCGCAAGCCCTTGATCTCGACTGTTTGGGCGTCCAGCCTGGTGTTCAATGCACGGATTTCAGCAACCAATGCGTCTGAACCAACATTCGAGCCAGCCGAATAGCGCATGGTGTCAAACACTACGGGGGCTGGGGCGCTAGAAAAAGCGACTGGCGCAGCAACGGCTGGCGCATTGGTAAATTCCACACCCAGGCCCGTGGCCGTGCCCATCGCCGCATGCAGGTTGGCGATGGCCTGCGCCACCGTCAGCACGCTGTCGTTGATGGTGATCAGGCCCGACACCTGAGCCTTGAGGGCATCCAGGCTAGCCTGCTGCACGTCGACCTGGGCCGAGGCCCATTTCAACGCCTCGTCATTGGCCGCCAGCACGCGGGCGTAATCCGCCGCGTAGCGCGCGTCCGAGGCGTTGACCACCTGGGACGCCGTCAGGAAGGCCTGCTCGGCAGCCGACAGGCCGGACTGCGCCGTCGTGTCGCCGGCATTGGCCGCCGCCAGGGTTTTCTCGAACTGGGCGCGCGCCTCGGCATATTTCTGCTCTGGCGTCAGGATGGACTGGCTGCCCAGGGCCATGCTGGCGTTCAGGCCGTTGAGGGTGGACACCCACGACTTCGATTTATCCAGCGCCGTCTGGGCCGCTGCAGCCTCTCTGTCGTAGGCCTTGCCCAGCGCATCCTTGGCTGAAACAACAGCCTTAGCCGCCTGCACCTGGTCAAACAGCGCACGGTTAACGGAGGCGATGCTGGAACGCTGGATGGCCAGCAGTTCGGCTTCGCTTTTTGTCAATTCATTGAGCTGCTTCTGCAGGTCCATATGCTCGCTGGCGATCTCGCTAGCAGACTTGACCACTGCAGCATAATTGCCTGTCGCAGCGGCCAGCTGGTTGCTGTAGTCGCTGGCGGCCTTGAACGCCGGCGCCAGGGCCAGCAGCTTGATGTACAACTCTTGATCCGCCGCGCTGGCCAGATTCAGGCCCAGCACCTTCTTCTTGTAATCCTCCATGGTAGTAGTGCCGGCCATGCCCAGCCTGCCCAGCGTGTCGGCCACGGTCGACAGCACCGGCGCCATCTGCTCCGCTTCCGTCAGGAAATTTTCGGCAAAGAAACTGGTCCCGCTGGTGAGCGAATCCAGGCTGCCGGCCAGCTTGATCAGGTTCTCGCGCGCGCCAATGGTGGCCACGCCCACGGCGCCGAAGGCGTCTTGCGATGTGCGGCCGATCAGCTGCAGCGACGCATCGACGCCGGCGTAATCCCCGGCCACGCGCTGCAGCGTCGTGCTCAGCTCTTCATTGCCGACCTTGAACTGGCCGAGACTCGGCACTAACTCAAGCGCAATCGCATTGCCCACACCCTCAAAAAACTTGGTGACGGCACCCAGCCTGTCCGCTTCCGTGGTGAGGCCGGTCAGGTTGATGTTGAGCGCCTGGGCGCGCGTGGCCAGGCTGGACGTGTCAACGCCGAGCGTATTGGCCAGCGTGGACGAGACATTGCGAATGGCAGCGTATGTTTCCACAAACGCATTGGACGTCGTAGTATCGACGGCTTTACGATCCGTGTCTTTCTTGTCGCTGCGGAACCAGCCGCCTTTTTGCGTCCAATTGGCATACTCGTTGCCAGTGAATCCGCTGCCCGACAGCGTCCCGGTGATACCCGTTTCCCCATACTTCTTGTCACCCATGCCGAAAAATCGGTTGCCAATACCGCCAATCACGCCGCCCAAGGCGCCGCCGATAGCCGCACCGACAGGCCCACCCAGGAAAGCGCCCGCGACGGCGCCAATGCCGGTGCCGCCGATCACCGTGGCATTGCTGCCGTACTGGCCAGAGATCAGTTTGCCGCCCAGCACCCCAGCGGCGATGCCGGCGGCGGCCGTGACCGCTGCACCAGCGAAAGCGCCAGAAGTCAAGGCCGTGCCCGTGCTGGCCATGCCCGCCGAGCCATAGGCTGCGGACGCCGCAGCAGCCTGCGCGCCCGTCATCCCCATGCCGGCGCCGAAAGCGGATACAGCGGAGGAGCCGAAGAGATTGCCCAGGGTAGCAATGCTGCCGCCGATGCCTGCGGCCACGCCAGAGAATCCCTGCGTGGCAATTGTGTAGGCCGTTTTTGCGCTTTGCGCCAGGCTGGTAACACCACCCAGGCCGACGCCCGAAGCGCCGCCAGTCAGGCCCAGGCCCTCGGCCGAAGCCAGGCCGGCTGCCCCGGCCCCGGACACCGACGCACCGATAGTCAGGATCCACTTCTTGATCGTCATCTGGTACAGCAGGTCGAGCAGGCCGTTTTTCAGGGTGTCGCGCAGGCGGTCGAAAGCCGACTTGCCCGAGTCGAAGATCGACACGAAGGTATCGTGCGCCGTCGTGTCGATCGAATCCCACATTTTCTTGTTGGCTTCGAGTTCAGGCTTGGCCAGTTGATTGTTGTACCAGGTTGAGTACTCTTCCTGCAGGCGTTTTTGGGCATCCGTTCCGACGCCCGCCAGGGTAATTCGCTCTTGCCACATGGCAGCGTCGATTTTCAGCAATGCAGCGGCACGCGCTTTGTCGTCAAGAATGTACTCGATGCCGAATTTTTTGTTTTCTTCTTTCAACTGGTGCGCATAGTTGAGCGCCGTGGTTTGCGCAACCGTGGCCTGCTCGACCAGGACGCGGGCGTCCTTCTCGGCTGTGAGGTCCTTGATCTGCTCACCGGTGACAATCTTGCCCTTTATTTTGGCGTCGACCAAGTACTTCTCCTGGTCAGCCTGAGCCTTAACCGCGATCATTTCGAGTGCGCGGGCGTCACTGGACTTGCCGTACATGGCATATTCTGCAGCCAGCGCTGCAGTCGATGATGCGCGCGCGGTGGTGCTTTCAAGCAGCGAGTCCTGCACGTCTTTTTCCTGCTCACGCGCCTTCAATGCCGCTTCGGAAGCTGCTAAGTCGGCAATGGCGTCTTTAGCCAGCTCGCGGTGCGCTGCAGACAATGCTCGCTTGCCAGTGCCCAGCACCTCATCGAGCTTGATGCGCATCTTCTGGCTTTCGGTCGCGTTCTGGTCGGTCTTTGCCTCCAAGGTGTTTTCGGCCGTCTTGGTCCGGATTGATGCGATCAGGTTATCGTAGGCGGTTTGCTCCTTGTTGAGTGCAGCGGCGGCGCTCTTATCTTCGTATTTGGCGCGGACCTTTACTTCAATGTCTGCTGGAATAGTACCCCAATCCTTCCTCATTTTATCAAGCTCGGCATCCATCCTTTCCTTCGCAGAACCATTCTCCGCACGCCATTTCGTGATCTTTTCGCTAACGGTTCCGGCCTTTTCGATTTCGGTTTCTTTCGCCTTTTCCCCGGCTTTTTCCAGTGCCTCATTGTATGTGGCGGTCAGTTGGGGGATCAGTCGCGCAAGAGAGTCTTTTGAACGCAAAGAAAATCTACCCACGCCATTCATCGCATCTTCCATGTTTTGCTTTGCCGCACGTAGTCCATTTTGATCGGCTTCATTCATCTGTTTGGCAATTGGTAAAGCATTGCGCAGGGCATTACGCTCCTTCAATTTCGCAATTTCCTTATCAAGCCGCTCGATCATTTCCGATGTCGTTTCGGCTACAGCCCCCGCAGCTTCTTTCGAAGACTCCTTGGCTTTATTGGAATAATGCGACCATGCCATCGCCGCTGCTCCCAGCAATGTAATGATGGTGCCAATCGGGCCGCCCATGAAGGCCATGATGCCGCGCAACACGCCCATGGCCCTGGTGGCCAGCGTAGCTGCTGCAGCCTGCGCCGATAACGCCACGGTAGCGGCAGTGGTGGCCCTTGTTGCCGCCGTAGCTGCTGCAGTCTCTGCCGCCAGCGCCACGGCATGTGCTTCCGCCAGGGCTGTTGCGCGCGCTTCGGCAGGAATCAAGCCGTTGAGGGCGATGGCAAGCATTACTTCGCCATCGGCTGCCGCAATGGCGGTGCGTAGCTCGGCCACCCGGGCAGTGGCCAGTGCTGCTGCTGCGCCGGTTGCCGTACTGGCCGCACGCGCCTCGGTCAGCTTGGCTGCAGCCGCTACGGCACTGGCCTCGGTGGTCGTAACGGCAAGCGCCAAACTACTCGCCGCCGCTGCCTTGTTTGCAACCGTCGCAGCATAGGTATCTGTAACCCATTTCCCCATCCATGTGCCCAATTTAGCGGCGGTGAGCGTCGTAATGGTGCCCATCAGTATCGCCATGTTGTCCGACAAGAGACGAATGCCGGTCGTTAGCGCAGATACGGTGCCGTTGGCCTGGGCCTTGACGGCCGTGAGCTCCATGAATTCATCTTTCAAGACTGTCAGCGCGCCGCCTATGGTAGCAATTTTCTTGCCTTCTTCCTGCAGCGCCCCCAGGGCTTTAGGCAGTACGTCGGCCATGATCTGTGACGTGATTTTTCCTTCACCGGCAAGGCCTTTCAGGGCACCAATCGGCAAGCCCATGCCATCTGCCAAGGCTTTCATCAAGCGTGGCGCCGCTTCGTTGACAGCATTGAATTCCTCGCCGCGCAGGGTGCCGGAGGCGAAGGCCTGCGACAACTGAAGCTGTGCCGATGCAGATTCCGTCGCCGTGGCGCCGGAAACCTTCAACGCCAGGTTGACGGTTTCGGTGATGTCGGCAACCTGCTTTTGTGTCGTGCCCAGTTCGCGCGTGCCGTTGGCAATGCGCGCATACAGCGTTCCGGTGCCAGCCAAGGACTGCTGCGAGCCAGTGGCGATACGCTTCACATCGGCGTAGGCGGCGTTATATTCATTCTGCGACACCGTCGCCAGACGCAGCTGGGCAGTGAATTTCGTATATTCGTCGCTCATGCCGACGATGGCGGCCAGGCCCGTCCCGAGGCCAATTGCACCAAGGGCCGCTCCTATCTTGTCGCTATACGATGCGATATCCCTGAGCGATGCTGTCGACTCCGTACGCAGGCGATTGAATTCCCTTATCGCCTGGGCCGAGTCGGCGGTAATGATGACGCGTGATTCATTTCCCATCTGTTTTCTCTCTCCAGGCGCTCAAGGTGGCGCGCTCCATACATTGAATTTCATGAAAAACACGCTCTTCGTCGCGCCGCTTGACGCGAGCCTTGCGCATGACAACTTCGACACCGGGGTAATTCAATCCGGTTGCGCCGGCCATACCCACCATCCACTGCGTGCTCATTGCCTGGAACAGATTCCAGCTGGGCACGTTCTCGGGCCACAAGTAGAGCGCCTCGCTGATGACAGGTGCCCGCCGAATCCGCAGCCCCATCACTGCTGCCGCCTCTTCGGCCGCCTCGCGCCTCTGCTGTTCGTCCTCTTCAGATTTCACCAGGCCGAGCGCCACATGGCGCGCGACCTGACTTAGTTTTTTGCCTTGGCGCCGGCCTCTTTCATGTAGGCGGTGAAGCACAGCATGCCCAGACCGGAGATATTGAGGAGGGCTTCGAGCGCCTCGGCGCAAAACTCCGCCGGCGTGTCATCTTCCTCCAGCACCAGGCACTGATCGCGCCAGCCGGTTGCGACGCCGGTGATGAACTCGTCCACTTGCGTTTCGCCACTGCCCAGGGCCGTTTTCAGGTCCGCAGCATCGAGGCGATTACAAATTAAGGTGAATTTGAACGCGATGGCCTTGCCGCTCTCATTGGTATGGGAGCCGGCCACCAGTACTGCCACGGTATTACCGACAACGATTTTGTATTTTTTGGTCATGATGTATTTCCTGATAGCGGGGCCAGCGGCCCCAAGGTTTAAAAACTGGTGGCGATGCGGATTTCATCGTTGCCGGCGACGGGGTTGATCAGCAGCTTGTAACCGATCATGCGGGCGCCGTTAAGGTCCTCCTTGGACGGCTCAATGCGCTGCACACCGGGCATGAACACGCCGACACGGCTGCCAGCAACGGTGCCGTGGATCATGCCGAGGCTCGTCTTGGCGGTGGCCAGCACGGCGGCCATGGCGGCAACCTCCTGCGCCGCCGTCAGTTCCAGCTGCACCGCGCCTGTTACCTTGCGTTCGGTAATTGGTACGGATTCACCACCCAGTAGCGCCTGAAACGGCGAGGTGACACCCAGATCAACCGTCAGCCCCTTACTCGGGTAGGAATCGCCGCCGATCAGCGCTGGTGGCGTGGTGATCGCATGTGTAGCACCCCACATCAGTTTGCCAGAGTTGGCATCCAGCACGATCTCCGGGACTTGCCACTCTTCCAGGTCTGCCGTTGGAGCAGCGGCCTCGCGAATGCCGCCGTACAGGCAGACGAACTTGCACGAGATGACTGGTTTTTCGCCAACGCTCAACTTCAGCGAAGCGGTACCGCGCGCGCCCAAGCCTTTATGCAGCACGCCATCGTCATACCAGTAAATGGTGGCCGATTCGAAACCTGTTGAAATCGGGACATAATCCACACGCACGCCTGCCGTGATGACCTCGGCGAAACCACAGGCGCGCAGCAGCGGGCCCCACGCAGGCGCGGTACCCAGTGTGCCGGCGCCGACCAGTTCGACGTCGAAACCCATTTCGACGTGGCGGCTACCGACCAGCTGCTCGTCACCGCCAAGGTATGGCCGGATATTATTGCGGTCGACGTTTTGCGCGTTCAGCGGGTTGATGCTCAGCGTGCTGACCAGCATTGCGTTGGCCGCGCCAGTTGGCACTGCGTCGACACCGTATACTGGCTCGATCTTGGCGAGGATCGCCGTATTGCGAATGAGGCGAGACATGGATTACTCCTGGTTGAGTTGCGTGGCCGTGGCCGGATTCTTGACGAGCGAGCCGTCAACAGGGTTGCGGGTGTAGCTGCCGCCCGTTTTCGGCTCGGCATGCCGGATAGGTGCGGGTGTGGCAGCCACCGAGGGGGCTGGTACTGCCGGCGGCTTGGGTGTATTAATATCCATCAGGTCAAGGTCCTTCCTTTTGTTTTGTGCATCACGACGAATTTGGCGGTAATACATGCAATTTTTGAATCGAGCTCGTCAACTTCCCACGACAGCGTGTCGCCCGGCAATGGCTCAAACGACATGGCAGCCCCTCTGAGCGTCGGCGCCAGCGCCAGGCGGTCAAATACATCCACCAGCAGCGCATCGGCGACCGCGTCCGGCTCGCTACCCGTGGCGCGCGCATAGCATTCGACGTTGACCAGCGTGGCCCAGGTAGTCGGGCCGCCAATGACCTGGGCCAGCGTCGAGGTACTGCGTTCGATGCGCACCACAATGGCGCTGGGCTGGTCGGTACCGATGGCGCGGGTGCGGGAGCGATAAATGCGGCCGCCAGCCAGCGCCGGCTCAACGCGCAGTTGCTCCAGGATGGCGCTGACCACGCCGAACTGCGCACTGTTCATGGACGCTCCAGGAATACCAGCGTAATGCCGGCCGGCTGCTCGCCATCCGGCCGGCGCTCGGCAACACTCCAGGCCGCAGGGGCGCTGGCGCCGACAGTAATCTGGATGATGCTGCCGGAAAAATCAGCCGGCACGTCGCTATTCATGATCTGCATTTGCGGTGTCGAAGCACCCATGTGCGCACCACCAACCGTGGCCGCCGAGTATTCGGCGTCGAAGATCACCGGCACCGTGCTGGTGCCGATGGTCGCCATGGCGTTGGCCAGTTTTTTATGCGCTGTGCAGTTCATGCGCGCTTCGAGAACGTCGAACATCAGGCGTTGATCTTGATGTTGACCGTGCCGGCTCCTGCACCAGCTGGCGCCGCAGCGAAGCCCGCCGCCGTATTGCCGGCAGCGGTGGTGGTTAGGCGATTGTTGGCAGCATCCCAGTACAGCAGGTCGCCCAGGCCAACCACGTCCGTGCCCAGCTTGGCGACTGCAAATACGCCTTCGGCGGTGATCGCGCCAGTATCGCCGACGGCGATGTCGGCCAAGGCGATGGCGATGCGCTTGCCGATCACGACCACTGCACCAGATGCGACAGCGGCAGTGGCCGTGTAGCTCAGGACGTTACCTTCTTGAATATAGTTCTTGGCCATGATGGCTCCTATGTCGTGGATTGGTGCGCCGCCGCAGCGGCGCACTCGGTATGCGCGGTTTAGGCGCCCGGGTTCTTGGCCATGGTGCGGAAGTCGAGCGCCTTGACGCCCGCATCCATGCGCACCTTGAATTCGACGCCATCGACGTGCCAGCCGTTTTGCTGCTCCAGCGTCGGCGCTTCGTTGCCGTCGAGGTACTGCACTTCGATGCAGTCATGCTGGTCCTTGCTGGCCACGCCGTACCATGCGGTCGCGGAGTTCGCATCCAGGCGGGCGTCGGCAACGACGTCAAACGTGCTGCGCACACTGTTGGGCACGGTGTTGTTCTTGTTGGCCGCGCCGACTTCGAACTCGCTCTCGCGCACCACGTTGGCCGTGCCGCGCAGTGCGCGCGGAACGATCAGCGTTTTTACGTCGAGATTGAGAATCGAGCCGGTGCCATCCTTTTGCAGGCCCATGGCTACTTGCAGGGCATCAACCGTGGCGGTCGAAATGCCCGCGCCAGGCAGCAAATTCTTGTGGTCAGCATGGAACAGGGCAATGCCATCCGACATACGCGGGTTGCTGGTCAAGATCGCATAGACCAGGTCGCCGATGGTGCGGATCGCGGCGCGGCCCATGCGTTTCGGGATTTTGGTGAAAGCGTCGAGGTCGTCGTTGATGATGGCCTGGCGCGTCAGCGAGAACATCTTGCCGTAGGTGGCCAGTTGTACCGATTCGCCACGCTCGCCGATGTCGGCATAGGTGTATTCGGCGCCATCCTGGATCTTGTCGAGCGACGGGAAGGTGTTCAGGTCAACGCGCTTGCCGACCTTGAAATCACCCAGCGTACCTTTGGAGGTCCACAGCTGGAAGGTTTCTTCGGCTTCTTCGTAACCCTTCAGCATGGCCTTTTCGGCGATGTTGCCGAGCAGCATGGGGAAATCGCTGCCGGTATGGGTAAAGGCGGCGGCCACCAGCTTCATTTTGTCCATGCCCTTGGCATTGATGCCGGCCTGGTCCAGGCAGGCGCGGGCAATATCGAGCATGCTGTAGCTGCGGAAATTGTTGCTGCGGTCATCCTTGCCCAGGCTGGAGCGTGCCAGCACCGACGCCTCGACGCCGGCCCGGAACTTGTCGCGCTCATCTTCGAGCGTCACGATGCGGCCGCCGCCCGCCGAACTGGCGCCAGCGCCCAAATGCGCCAGCAGTTTGGTGTTGGCCGCTTCGACCGTGCATTCAGTATCATCGGCGCAGGCCGCCGCCAGGGCGCTGACACCTTCAGTCGAGGCGAATTTGGCGAAAGCTGCGCTGATGGAGGTGCGACGGGTTTTATCGGCTTCCAGCGCAGTAGCGGCGATCTGCTTGGCGGCAACAGCGGCAGCGGACGGCTCCACGGCTTGCGGATTAAGTGGTTGTGGCACGGCATTCTCCTTCGGGGTGATGGTGGGTTGTGGCGCGACAGATGCCGCAGGACCTGCTGGCAGCGGGAATGATGCATACCGCGCCTGGATGGATGGGTTGAGGCTGGCCGAGGCAGCCAGCGGCAAGGCCGCGATGGCGGCATCGGCGAATTTGGCGGAGATTGCTTCCTCGGCCGTGTACCAGTGGTCTTTGCCGTCCTGCAGCAAGGCCAGGATTTCGGCTTTGTCGCCGCCAGTCTTGGCGATATAGCTGGTGGCCATGGCTTCGGCGTAGCTGTCGAGCATGTTGGCATCTTCGCGCAGCGACGCGCTATTGCCGCCCGTGTACATCCAGGGGGCATGGATCATCAGCATGGCGTTGTCGGCCATTTCGACGGTATCGCCAGCCATGGCTATCAAGCTGGCGATGGAAGCGGCAATGCCGTCGATCACGGTGGTGACGGCGGCCGGGTGGCGCTTCAACGCGTTGTAGATGGCCACGCCGTCGGTCACGGAGCCACCATAGCTATTGATGCGCACGGTCAGCGCGTCGACGTCCAGCAAGCTCACCTCGCGCACAAAGTCCTTGGCCGCGACGGTATCGCCATACCAGCTCTCGCCGATATCGCCATAAATGAGGATTTCGGCGCGAGCTTGCGCGTTGACGCCGGCGGCCGGGCGCGCTTGGGCGCGGATGGTGTACCACTTTTCTGGCGTTGCTGCTGTCGTCGCTTTGGGGCTTGGCATGATGCGTTCCTTAGTCAATGCGCTCAGTGTGTTTGTTTGGGTGTCTCATTTCTACGGAAAAATGAGACACTATTTTTTGGAGTGTTGTTAGTGGGCGATTACGCGGGTTCGGAGTCGTCTTTTGGCGGCACGGCCTTGCCCTGGTTGGCGAAGTCCGAACCAAAAATCAAGCCTTTTTCCTTGACGGCCTTGCGATGCGCGTCGATTTGCTCGAGCACATCGCGCGGGTTGGCGCCACGCTTGCGCATCACTTCGACCTCGCTGGCAAAGCCGTCCTGCACCAGGGAATGCCAGGCCAGGGCTTCTTTCAGCGGGTCGATCCACGGCATCGACTGGCCGACAAACAAGGCGTCGTCAGCGCTGGCGGGGTCGACATCCTTGGGCATGGGCACGGCGCCGGACAGGTGGGCGATCTGCACGAAGTCTTGCCACACGGGCTGCACCAGCTGGCCGACGAATTCATCCGTCAGCACGGCGTAGTTGATCCATTGCTCCACCAGCTCCTGGCGCTGCGCCGAATACGTGCCGTTGTAGTCGCGGGCCAGGCTGGAATAGCTGGCGCCGACGCCGGCGGCAACCGCGCGCAGCTGCCCTTGGCGGAAGGTGATCAGATTGGGGTTGGGCCGGTTTGAGTCGATCATGCCGATTTCCTCGCCAACGGCCAGGCTATCGATGATCATGCCTGGAGCCATGCCGATTTCGCGAGGAGCGGTAGGTGCGCGACCGTTATCATTTTCTGGATTGCCGTAAGCATCGGGAGAACCGCGCTTGACGTATGCCGTCAGGCTGGCGGCCACCTTAGCGGCGATACGCTCGGATTCCTCGTAATCCTTGATATCCTCCAGGCGCGTGATCACGCTGGCGAACTCGGACACACCACGCATTTGGCCGATGCGATCGACGAACGCCAGGTGGTGCATGCGCGCCACTTCGATGCGCTTGACTTCGTAGCCACGCTTGGACCAGGTGCCGGCGCCGGGGAATTCTTTGTACGCCCAATACGCCAGCGGCCGGCCCCAGGCATTGCGCTCGATACCCTGATAGATATTGCGGGCCTCGTCCTGGTAGTCCATGGGGATCAGGTCAGCTTCCATCATTTCCAGCGAGTACGGCACGCGCGTGCCATGATCCAGGCCGGCAACCGGACCGATCAAGCGCTGGGCGAATACCTCGCCATCGCGCAGCCAGGTCTTGGCCAGCATGCGCTGCACCTTCGCCCAGTGATGCCTGTGCGTCACTTCAGGGATCAGACACCAGTCGCGGTAGGCGTCGCGCAGCTGCTTGGCGTACTCGTCATGGATCGTACCGTCACGGCGCCGCGGTTGCGGCTCGATGCCGATGCCGGTCGGGCCGATGATATTATTGACCAGGGTGCGCAGCGCGCCTCGGGCGATATCGTGGTTTTGTTCCAGGTTGCGCGCCAGGGTGCGCAAGGTCACCGCGCCTTGCTTGACCTGGGTATCGGGTGAGCCGGTATCTTTGGCATGCTTGCGAAGGCGCGACGGCTTGGCCGCCTCGTACTGGTTCAGGACGCGCCGGGCAGCCAGGCGCTTGATGCCGGCATTCGGTGCAAAGAAGGAAATCAGCTGGTCGACAACGTTCATCGACACCGGAATGGCGGCGGCCATTATTGACCACCAAAGCGGGCGAGGGCGAAGCCAAGGCCGCCAATGCTGGGTGTGCGGCCGGCAGCGGCGATTTCGCGGTTTGCAGCCTGCTGCCATTCCTTGCGGCCAGTAATTACCGAGCCAAGGTCTTCCATGCGCAGGGTGCGGTCGCCCAGTTTGACTTCCTTCCCTTCCAGGATGGCAGCCTCGGCAGCGAGGTATTTGGCGAGCATGTCGGTTGCAATGGTCATCGGGCGATCCTTTTGGTTGATCGCCCGACCTTACGGGGGTGCTTGTCTCATTTCTACGGAAAAATGAGACTATATTTTTCAGCCGCTCTTGATGATCTTGTAGAACTGACCGCGCGAGATCTGAAATTCAGCCTGCAGTTCGCGCCTGTTGCGCAGGTTGTAGCGGGTGCGGATGGCAAGCGCGCGCGCTTCCTGGTCAACGCTGCTCTTCTTGATATAGACCTCTTGCCCGCCCCAGGTAGTACGCATGGCGTCTTCGATATCGCGTACCTGGTCCACCGTAAGCAGTTCGCCGCCCAGCGCCGCGCGCACTGCAGTAAGCAGTGAGGCAAGTATGTCCGGCTGGTGCGCCTTTTGCTTTTGAATCATTAAAATCCCCTTTGTAACCAATCGTCGGAAGCGAAATTGCTGTTGCTGCGTCTTTTTTGTGGTGCTGGCGCCGAGTTGGCCGGCGCCGGTGTCGGAACTGGTGCTGCTGGCTGCGGCGCAGCGCTACTGATCGTCAACGGTGCGGCGAACAGGTCGGCCATCGAAGGCTGCACTTCCTCCTCCAGCTGGTCCCACCACTTCGCCGTTTTCTTCGCCAGTTCGAAATGCGTCTCCAGCCATACGGCGTAGACAGTGCAATCCCAGGCCTCGACGCGCTTGCGGATCGCCGACCAGCGCGATTCCGTTCCACCGGCGGTAATTCGCTCAGCGCGGATTTCACCTGCCATTTGTTTGAAAAATTCATCGGGCAGCTCCTTCGAAAAATGGATGTAGCCGGGGCCCGGCCTGGTGATCTGCAGGCGACCGTAAATCAGATCCTTTGCCAAATTGGTACCGACCTGCCAAAGCAGGGCGCCGTGCTTGCGGATACGGCCACGCCAGTCGATGTCGACCTTGGTGGCGCCGTCCTTGATGTGCTTTTCCTTGCCTGAACGGCCCTTGACGGCGAACACGCGGCGCGCGGCATTGGCGGCGCAAAATGCGTAGACCGCATGCGTGTTGTGGCCGCCGCTGTCGATGGCGGTACCGTGGATTTTCAGTTCCTGGCCGCTGGCGTGGCGGAATTTGGTCTCGAACAAATACTCGGCGACGTCGGCCCACACGGCATCCTCGTCCGGATTTCCGTAAAAAATGCGGTAGTCGATGATCCAGGTCTGGCAGCCGCGGCCGTATCCCCACACGGCGATCTCGATCCGGTTCGGCTGCGTGTCGGCGCCGGCCAGCAGGCGCACGCAGCCGTGCGGCACCGAACCCAGCTTGTAGGGCTCGGCGCGCTGTTTCAGCTGCTCGGAGTCGGTTTTTTCGACATCCAGTTCCCAGGTGCGGCCCAGGGTGGTATTGGTGAAGGTTTTCAGCGACGTGATGTCGCCTTCCTGCGCCTTGTTGTGCGCGGCGATAAATTCGCGCACCAGCTTGGCCCAGGTGACCAGCGGGCTGTATGCGGTCCAGACGTGGAAGGCGATATGCGGCAATGCGCTGATCACGGTACCGCTGGCATTGCGGAAGACACCGGCGTGGTCGATTGTGACGCTGGCGTCGTCGTTTTGCCAGCGGCCCGCCGGCGCCGACGCCAGGAACTGGCCCTGGTCAATCATCGACCCGCAGTGCGGACACAGGTGGCGCACGCTGTCCGGATCATTGGTCAGCCATTTGAAGCCGGTAGTTTCGTCCTTGCCGCCCCAGGCCAGCGGGTGGAAATCACCGCAGTCCGGGCATGGGAAGGCGAACTGGACGCGTACATCGGCCAGGATGGCGCGCGCCTCGATCAGCGAGAATCCCTTCAGGCCCGGCGTTGAACCTGCCACCAGTTTGGGAAAGGTTGCGCCTTCGACGCGCTTGGCCGCCAAGGTGACAGGGTCGCCTTCCTTCTCGACGTCGCTATCGAAGGCGTCCAGTTCGTCCATGAGCGCGTTGTCTACGGAAATGCGTCGATAGCTGCGCGCCGCCTTGCCACCACGCGTGTGCAGCATGCATCCCAGGAATTTCTTTTGCTGCAGCGTGTTGTCTTTGTGCCGCGACATATGGGCCGGGAATGCCTTGCGCATGACTTTGACGTCGCGCAGCATCGGCTCCAGCTCAGTCTTGACGAATTCGTCGCTGTCGCCATCGGTCGGTTGCCATAACGCCTGGTTGCGCCGCTTGTGCTCGATGAAATAGGCAATGGCGGCCAGCAGCATCTTGGTGTAGCCGACCCGGGCCGACTTCATGAAATCGACTTCGGCGATATCGTTGTTGCTGATGCACGCCATGATGGCGCGCTGGAACGGCCACGCCTCCCAGGCCTGCTCGACGTACGACGATTCTTTCGACAAGTAGAAATGCTTGCCGGCCCATTCGTCCAGCGTCATTGGCTCGGGCACGCCGAAGGTACTCAGCCCACGCGTCAGGCAGGCGGACAGTTCAGGCGATCGCCAGTTGAGGACTTCGGCTAGGTCGCTCATTCGCCCTGGTCCTCGACCACTTGATGTTCCGGCGCTGCGACGTCTTCTTCTTCGTCGTCGCGCAGGTCGGCCAGCGATATATTCGCTACGATGTTGCGCACCTTGGCGATCTCTTTTTCGATGTTGCCGATTTCGTCGGAAGTCAGCGACGGAACGCGCCGCTTGACCGCGCCCGGGATGGCGTCGAACAGGCCGCCAATGCGCGCGCCGGCCTTCGAAAGCACCTCTTCGATCAGCACCACCGGCGCCAGTTCGCCGCGCGTGACGCCGTTCTGCATCTCGATGCGCTCGCGCTGCACCTTGGCCAGCATGGCGCGCTCGGCAACAAGGTCCAGGCCTTCGCCTGACGAACGACCGGCTGCAGTTTCCCGCAGGTGCGAGCAGTAGGCGTGCAGCATCTGCTGGCCGGACATGCTCGAATCGAGGATGCCGCGCCCGACCAGATTGCCGACCGCCTGCTGGCTGACGCCCACCAGCGCACCGAAGGCGGCTTGTGTCATTGGCAGAGACAAATCAGACAACACAACCCCCTTGCAAATACCCTGTGACTAGCGAAAAAAGGGGGTTCGAATTACCCTTGCAAGGGGAGGCTGGGGAGTACCTTTGAGAAATATTTCCCATTTGAAACATTGCTATTGAGGCATTATTACTATAAGGCAACATGCGTTTTTGCTCGATTGTTTCCATTGGATGTGATTTCATAATAGCAACCTTTCCTTGTGTCAGCGTGCGGTTCGCAGCGCCTCGACGTAGGCGCGCGCAAACTGGCCGGCAAACTCTTTCTCAACGGTCTTCTCGACCACGTATTCGAAGTCGAAAATCTTGTGATAGCTGGCGTAGCGTACGAACACCATCACCGGCTTGAGCGATCCAGGGCCACCGCCCCGCATGCTTTGGTACACGCCCAGCGGCATGCGGTCGCCTGGCCGGCCGACGAAGTAACGGAAGCCTGGCTTCCTCTTCGTGCCAATGGCCATTTTGGCGCGGCCCTGGGCCGTCATGTTTGCCTTGTAGCCGGCCTCTGGGAACGAGCGGAAATAGGCCAGGATTTGCACAATCTGGCCTCGGTTCATGTTGCCGTAGCTGTCAAGCTTGGCGCCTTTGCCGGGCACGATGCGGTAGCCAGGTGGCAGTGCACCCACCGACTGCATGGCGCGCTCGAAGCGCTTCATGGGCCGCGTACCGCCCTTGATCTGCGGCGCCAGGTAGGTGGCCGCCGGTGTCGCCTTGGCGGCGAAGTCCTTCAGCTTGACCTCGGCGCTAAGGTTGGACTTGGTGGCTGGCCGCACGAACAGGCTCGACAACGTATAGGGCGTCGGGCTGCGGAAAATGTCCCGCATTTCGTGCTTGAGATTGGCGCTGGCCAGCTGGGCCGTGCGCGTCAATGCCACGCGCGTGGCGAACTGCACCTGCTTTGTCCCGGCATCGGCAAACGCCGTCAACTGGCGGATGGCTGGGGCCACGTTGATGGTCATGCGCGCATCCCCAGTTCGCGCTCAGCGCATTCGATGACGAAAATGCTGAACTCCATGCCCGCCTTCTTGCGTTCCATGATGCGCCGGGCCCAGCGCCTGCCGTCGCCTTGGCCGGCATCGCCCAGGGCCTTGAGCTTGAACGCGCCGATCAGTTGCTGTGCCTTCCGGCTCGACATCATCGTCTTGCCGGGCGCGGGCAGGGCGACCGGGTCCTGCGCCGGGACAGGCTCGATCACGTCACGCTCCAGCTCGGCGGCCAACGCTGCTTCCCAGCGCGGTCGCAGCACGGCATAGGTGCTGTGCGCGCAATCGAAGGCACCCAGCTTGCGCCAGGCCCAGAACACGGCAGGCGACGACCACATGTTCGGCTCGCCGCGGTCGCGCAGCGCGCCTTGCTCCAGCGCTTCGTGGAACGCCACCGACGGGTCGATGGGGGGGCGGCACAGCGCCAGGAATTCCGGCAGCGTCGGAGGCCAGGCGCGGGTATCCAACCGCTCGACGCCGCGCGTCAGCTCGGCCGTGGTCAGCACGAACAGCTTTTGCGCCCAGTGGCGCTTGATGCCGTCGGGATCGATGCCTTTCCACTGGTCTGCGAATTTCACGCCATAGCTGAACGCCATCTTGTTGAACAGCGCCTTGACCCACTTTTCCGGGATCGCCTTTTCAGGCCAGGCAAGCGCCTGCTCTTCCAGGGGTGATGTCGATAATGTTGTTTGATCGTTCATGTTTTTGTCGTCCGCTTCCTGTCAATCCATCAAGGGTGTCCTGCCGTGCCTGATCCCGTACTGCCGTCGTGTTGCCAGGTGCTGCCCGTGCTGGCGGCAGGGCGCCGGCCACTTGCATGGCCTTGGCCTCGCTTGCCCAACGCTTCAGGATGCTCACCACGTAACCGATGCCGATGCCGCCGTTCGGTTTGGATTTTTTTGCCTCGGCGCATGCCGCGAGCGCCGTATCGACGCTGACACCTTGCTCGACCAATGCCAGCAGCCGGGGATCTGCTGGCTGCGTTGGCATGCCTGCCTTGCGAAACGCAATGCTCAGCTCGACCGCCGTTGCCGCGCCCGCGCGGTCTATGCTCAGTGTTGGCTGTGCTGGGGGTTGGTTCTGGTTTTGGTTCTGGTTTTGGTTTTGGTTTTGGTTTTGGTTGGCACCATCGCGCACTGTTCCCGCACTGTTCGCGCACTGTTCGGGAACAGTGCTTGTACTTTGAGCATGCTGCTGTTGCACAAAATCCAGCGTGCTTTGCCCGACTGCCGCGAGTTCAGCGGCCAGTCGCGCCGCCTCGTCACGCTTTTTCTTCGCTGCCTTGCCACCAGCACTGCTGGCCTCCAAGCCTTCGTAGTACGCCTGGATCTGCGCCTCAGCATCAGCATCCACCCAGCCGGCATCGGTCAGGACGAAAAAGTCTTCCAGCACATTTTGCGCAGCGGCGATTTCTTCGGGCGTGCTGACGCGCAGCAGGCGGAACAGCCTGCCGGTGTCGGCCAGCAGTGGTGCTTCCTTGTCGAAATATAGGTCGCGCATGTCGCGGTAGATGCCGCGCTCCAGGCGAGACAAATGCAGCGTGCGCGTATTGAAATCGCCGATGTGATGTGGGTAGTAATTCATGAGTGACGATTGCCCTGGTCCTTGAAAACCATTAATTTCAGTCTCTTTTCCACAGTCAATTTCCCAATAGCAACAAATAGGGCGAAAAAGAGCCGGCCATCAAAATCAGGCCGGCCCATGTAAAACGGCTTTATCGCTGCCGCGCCGGGTGGAACACCTTGTCGATAACCGCTCTGGTGCGGTTCACCGCGCGCTTGGCCCCTTCGAGCAGGCGCACTACGCGCGCTTTCTTTTCGTGGGCACGCGCGGTGCGGCGCAGGGCCAGGTCCAGATTGGCATGCGTCGGCTGGGCGATTGCGGTGGCGACGGCTGCCAGGGCATCGGCGTCGGCGCTGGCCATCTCGCACACGTCGGCCAGGCCGAGGCCGATTTCGTCGGCAGTTTCCAGGGATCGCACGCACAGGCCGAAGCGATGCAGCATCTCGTTCAGGCAATCCATGCGCTCGGCAGGCGGCAGGCCGGCCAGCACTGACAGCACGAAATTGGCCGGCAGCAGGTTGTTTTCCTTCGACTCGTCATCCAGCCAGCGCAGCACGCGGTCGCCGTTGTTTTTTGTGCGCTGGTATTCGTCCGGATGTGGCTCGAAGCGAATGCCAGTGGCGGCTGGGCCGCCGACCTCGTCGTGCGCCTGGACGATCATGCTGATCGCGCTGTAGCTCGACAGGCCGACGTCTTTGCGCCATGCGCTGACGTGTTCGCGCAGGATGCCGATCAGGGTTTTTTTGTGCGAATCGTTCCGCATGCTATTTCTCTCCGGAGTGGGTATGCTTAAAACATGAACAAAACGGCAAACACGAGCAGCAACGCATATCAACTTTCCGAAGCGGGTGCCGGAGCGCCAGTGACCACGATCACCGTATGGTCTGGCACCGTGTCCATGATGTTGTTGGTGGAAGGGGGCTGGCGGCCGGGGTGGCTTTGCGGCGCTACGAGATCGGCGGCACGCCGCAGCGTAGTGGCGAGCTCTGGCCAGAGCCTCTCCCAATCGCAAGGAAACATCTCTTTTCTCGTTACCTGACCGCAGGTCGCAAGTTCAATCGGCGCGCCGAAATGGAAGGGGATCGTCCGCGAACCATCGGCCCATCGGCTGATATCTGGAGCATGCGCCCCGATGGCCTTCGCCAGTGACGCTTGGCGGCCGCGTTCTTGCGAGAGGTATTCGTGTAGGTTCATGCCAGTCATATTAGCCTATGGCTAAACAGCATGCAAGCCATATGCGAATGTATTTTTTTAGCCTAATGCTATTTAATGGCGATATGAAGACAATTGATGAAATACACCGAGCCAACATGGCGCTGCTGGTAGCAGAGTATGGAGTCACCGGCATGGCTGAGAAGCTCAATAAAAGCAATTCTCAGGTCAGCCAGTGGCTAAACGGCTCGAAAAATTCCGGCACAGGAAAACCAAGAGGTATTAGTTCAGGCTCGTGTCGAACCATTGAGGCTGCGTTTGGCAAGCCTCAGGGCTGGATGGATGCCGACCACGGCGAAACTGCCGCTCACCGCGCGCCGGTCGAGCAAAGCCATCCTGTTGATCAGAGTGATCCAGTGGATTGGCCTGCTGACCTGCCGTTTTTGGCTGGCGTAAGTCGCATCAGAGTAGGTCAACCTACGGTCGAAATGACCTCCATTAAGCTGGTTACGATGCACTTGCAGGCGGGGATTATGGGTTTCGAGGTGCAGCAGGACTTCGACGATGGCGGCACGCTTGATGTGCCATCCCGCTGGATTGAGGAGGGCGATTTTGTCCCACACTGCCTGATGGCCATAAAGGTGCGCGGTGACAGTATGCAGCCACTGCTTTACCAGGGGGATATAGCAGTGGTTAATATCGCTGACACAAAAAAAGTAAGCGGTGGCGTCTATGCGATCAATTTTGACGGTGAGCCCGTAGTAAAGCGTCTACGATTCGAGCGGAATGAATGGTACATGACATCAGAAAACACCCTGCACCCCCGGCGGCTTTGCAAGGGTGGCGCCTGCATAATCGTCGGCCGAATCGTTAGATTTGAAGCGCGTAATTTTAAAGACAGGCTCTAATTCCACATGATAAGCCCGCCTCGCGCGGGCTTTTTCATGCCGCCAGCTGCGCGCCACATCGACCGCAGGCGACATCATGTCCGTTGCCCATATGCCTGCACTTCGGGCAGATCGAGACTATTTTCGGTCCGGATATCGAGGTGGCTCGGAGTTCCTTATCTTCCTCTGGCGACGAAGGTGCACGCTCTGGCGGCGTGGGTGCACGCGGCGCTTTTGGCGTGGGAGCCGGCAACTGCCTGGACATGGCCTGCATTGATCCAAAACCCAGCAGTATCGCGCCCACCACAGACAAAATTCCAGAGAAAATCATGAAATTCTGGCGCTGAGCCATCTTGTCTACGTTCGCCACCTGCATCGCTGGTGTGGCAATTCCATAGCCGAAGTCGCGGGCTGGCACGTCAACGGATACATCCATAGCAAGCGAGTAGCTGCCCAGGACTAATCCGACCAGCAAGATCAAAATTCCTAAATTCCTCATGGTATTCCTAGCCGTGATAAGGCAATGATTATACAAAATGCCAACTAGTTCAATCTATCGAATTATTGCGCAATTCTATAGAAGGCCGCCTGTTTAGCAACCTATGCAATCCCTATGACATAAGGCAATTAGCCTAAGGCTAAAAATAAATCTTGCGATATTATTAGCCTTAGGCTAAAGTGATCTCCATCGACGCACCAATCTCAACCGATGGAGAGCCACATGGCACCGCATACAGCATCCGAAGCAGCGCCCGACAACACCCACGTCAGCATCCCGTTTCTCACGTGTGCGGTGTGCCGCCCTGCGCTTGAGGCGAATGTCGAACAGCAACAGCCAGAAGACCAGGCCGCCCTGAAAAAGATCGCCACCGATCTGTACCATGAACTGCTCGCGGCCCGCGCCGTCATTAGCGAAATGACGAACAACATGACCGCCCCGCAAAAGCGCGTCGCCAGCACCAACCTGTACGAAGCCGGCTTCATGGGCGCCAGCGGCGGCATGACGCGCGTCGCCGAACGCCACAAGGTTCTGGCAGCAGCCGAAGCGGCAGGTATCAAATGAAAACCGCCATCTCTCATGTGGCCAGCGCCGCGACCAGCACGACGAGCCTGGCGGCGCGCGTGCGCCGCATCGCCCTGGTGCTGACCGACCGCGCGCAGCGCAATGCGGTGGGCGCCACCTACAGCCTGGCCAACGAGCGCGGTGAAAAAATCGCGCTGGTGTCGATCGCCCAGCAAGGCTTGGGCTCGACACGCCGCACCGCGATGCGCATGGCGTTATCCGGCGAGCTGGTGGGCGCGCTGCGCGCTGCCAGCACCGACTACGAAACAAGCGGCGCCGTTTCGCCCGACACCATGAACCGCATGCGCCAGCTGCTGGGTGAGGTGGACGCATGATGCGCGCCTTCACCGTCACCGTGCAACGGGGCACCTGGCCTCTCGTCACGTATCCGGCGCTGGGCACCGACAGCGCCACCGTGATCATGGCCGCCATCGACCGCTTCGGCCCTTGCGTCATTACCGCGAAACCTCGCTGAAAGCCCGGCATGCGCACCATTTTCAACCTGTTCAGTTTTTACCGCCGCCGCGGCGCCGGCATCTACGCCGCGGCGCGTCGCGCCTTGCACGTCTATCGAAACGGATTCTGACATGACCAAGATCGAACCCGACCGCGCCGCATTGGAAATCGCCTACGGCCAGCTGCACACCACCAGGCCGCTCGACGAGCTGCTCAAGGTGCCAAATCTCCGCGCCACGTTGTACGCGGTGGCGCGCCGGCACATGAAGCGCCGCGACCGGTTCGATCCGAAAAAAATGCAGGCGAACGATAACGATTAATTTCGAGCAGCACCAACCGCAGCACCAACCATAGAAAGCACGCCATGTTTACAACATTGCACGCGCTCACCCAAAGCGCGACGCTGATGATCGTCGTCACCGCCGAGGGCGACGACCTGCGCGTCAGCATCACCCCGACCCAGGCCGGCGACAAGACCAAGGCCCACAAGTTGCAGCCGCTGTCGCTGGTGGCCAGCCCGGCCGAGCTGGACGACGGCTTCGCCGCGGCCATTCAATCCTGGCAGGCGCCGAAGCTGTCGCTGCAGCAGCAGGTCGAGGCCGCGAACGCCGCCGGCGCTGAAGGCAATGCGCCAGCCAGCAGCAAAGCAGCGCCGAAGGAATCGCCCGCCAAGCGCGCAGGCCCGGGCCGCCCGAAAAAGAACGACAGCGCAGCACCAGGTGGCGACGCCGCAGCCGGCGCTGATAACGCCGGCCAGCAAGAGAACACGCCACCGGGCGGTAGTGACGCTGGTGCTGCTGCGACCAGCACGCCACCAACTGGCGGCGCCGACGCCGAAGAGCCCGAAGAAATCACGCTGCCGCCTGCCGGCAGTGCCGCCATCACCGCCGCCGTCGACACGGTAACCCTCGACCTTTTCTAAGAAAGCTATCTGCCATGGCTATGCAAATCGAAAAACTGATCCGTGAATTCCGCTATAACGGCGTGGTGCTTCAAGACCCGAATACCACGTTCAACCTGGTGCAAGTGCGCGACTTTTACGCCACCGTGTACCCGGAAATCATCAGCGCCGACATCGAAGGCCCCGAGCAGCTGGGCGCCAAGTCGGTCTACACGTTCCGCCGCGCCGTCGGCACCAAGGGCTGCGAGCTGACCGGCCTGATCCGCGACGTCGGCGCGCTGCTGCACGCCAACTGGCTCGACAGCGAGGACGCCGAATTCATCAAGGAACTGCAGGCCGCCGTGGGCCGCAACGAGGTGACGTACATCGACCACGATGCGCGCGTGCGCCTGACCGAACTGCACGGCAAACACTGCAGCGTGGCGGCCTGACCATGTTGACGCGCAAAACTGCAATCGCGAAGCTGCGCGAGGCCGGCACGCTGGCTTCAAGCGGCGTGCCGGTTAATACGATTACTCCGGTCGAGGTGGATTCGCCCCTGGCTCGCGTGCTGGCCAGCACACTGGCACACAATAAGGCGCGCAGCGGCCCACGCTTGCTGGCGCCGTCGTTCGCCCACGTGGTGCTGCCATGATGGGGCCGGGCCTGCTGGCGATGCCAACCCTGCATGCGGGCATTCCGTCGGCCGTGCGCTTGCGCGAGCCAAATAGCCTGGTCGCGCCACTCGCTATTGCGCTGCTGCAGGCGAACCAGATTACCGCCGCCATGCTCAAGTCGCGCCCGAACGCGCCGCTGGTCGAGGTTTTTGCCGAACCGGACGAACGCGCCCTGGCGGTGGCCGCCCTGAGCACTTGGTGGACCTCGATCCAGTATTGCTCCAAGTTTTTCAGCTGGGGCCTGCATGTGCAGCAGTTGCCAGAAGATGGATATCACCGCCATCTGGATGAAAGCACCATCTGGTTTTGCATGACCAGAAACACCGATATCCAGATGCCGCGCTTCGCCCTGGAGCCGCGCATTACCGCGCTGGAGCAGCACCTGGCCGGCTTCGGGCAGACCGTGCTGGCCGTACTTTTCGATGCCACGATGTACTTGCCGAATGCGCTGGACCCGTGGCGCGCGGTCAGTGCGGCCCAATGGATGCACTGGCACGACTTCCAGACGGACGAAGAATTGCTCGAAGACCAGCGCGAGGAGCGCGGTTACGAAACCATCCAGCAGGTAATCGATGATGGTGACATTCTGACGCGCGCCGAATTTTACGGCGACATGCCGCGCTGGGTAACGAGCCCAGCACGTGTGGTGTCGCGCGGCGAGATCGTCGCTGCCGCCAGCAACAGCTTCCACCACGATGTAATTGCGGCCTGCGATGCAATTGCCGTGCTGGTCAACGGCCCAGAATTCACTATTCGACCACATGAGGTAGGGGCGCACAACTATCCCGCCGATTCCGTCGATGGCTGCATGGTGCTGCTGTGGCGTGATAACGATCAGATCAGCCGCGTGCTCGACGATGAATTGAACATGCACGGCGAAGCGGGTGACTACATCGAATTCATCGACGTCCAAAGGATGGTGCCGTCGAGCGCCGCCATCAAAAAATATCAATCTCGCACCCGCCAGGTCATGCAATTGGCCCAGCTGACCGAGCGCCTGCTGGAACTGATCGGAGAACCTATATGAAAACCGTGGCCATCATCGCCGCCGGCGACACCACGCTGACCCTGCGCGGCGCCTTGCTGATGTACCAAGCGGACAATCACGGCGGTCCGATCTACGCCACGACGCACGGGATCGAGATCGACGCCAATAATCCGGCGCGCCGCGTGATCGGGCCAGGTGTGCCGATGACGAAAGCCGACCTGGCGGAATTTGCCGCGCGCGTGAGTGTCAAAACCGCTTACGCCGGCTTCGTGCCTGAAAATTTGCTGTACACGGCGCCGAACATGATCGCCTGGTGGACGCCGGCGGCGGTGCGCACCACCTGGTTCAAATCGAATTACCCCGAGATCGGTACCACCCACGGCCCGGCGGCGCATCCGGCCCTGGTGTTTGTGGCCGTGCCAGGCAGCTGGTATGTATTCGCCCTGCGCGACTCGGCCAGGCCTGGCCCCACCACACCCCTGTATCACTCGCCGCACTTCAATGTGTGGGATGGCGGCCGCATTTGTACCGGCAATGTCGACCTGCCCGAAGCGCTCGCCGCCAGTGCGATACCCGCTTATGAAGACGCATTTTTTCGAAGCCACTTCACCCACTCGAACCGGCAGACGCCGCATGCGGTGAAAACCAAGGGCGGCACGAAAGCCGTTTGGGTCAGCCAGCTGGCCAAGCCGGACCCTGACGCGATGCGCAGCGCGCTGGCGTCAACGAAAGAAGATTTACAAAGCGCGATTGCCCGCATCACACAAAGCAACAGCAACCAATAACCACCCATACCAAAGGACACACGATGAACGGCCAAGATCTTGCAATGAAATTCGATGAACTGCTCAATATCACCAAAACGTCCTACGAGGCGTTCCTTCTGCACACCGAAACGGCGCTGCGCGACGCGCGCCCGCTGCTGCTGGCGGTCGACGAAGAAGCGGCCGATCCGGAAAAACTGGCCATGGATATGGCGCTGTTGCGCGCCGCACCGGTCGTCGTGGTGCCGTTGCACAGCGAGTTTCACGCGCTGGAGGAAGCCGGCCACCGCTTCCTGATGGCTGATGACGGCATCTACCTGGAGGTGCGCCGGCCGTGGCTGCACCTGATCCAGCGCCTGGCGGAGCAAAAAGCGGTGCGCATGCCGTTTGGCGCCATCGTGCCCAAGGTCGAATTCGCGTTCGGCAAGATCGGCAGCGCGCTTGCGGAATTGCGCGCTTTTGGTGAGGTGGCGCGCCTGCAGTCCCCGATCGAGAGCGCGGCCAGCTTGATCTGGAACGACGAAACGCGCGAGTGGGCCTTGCGCTATCCATTGCCGATCGGCGAACCGACCAGCGGCCACATCCAGTACCAGCAGTTGTTGCTGGCAGAGCGCGAGCACCTGGCCATCGACTTGCACAGCCATGGCGCGCATCCGGCGTTTTTCAGCGAGACCGACAACCTGGACGATGCCGGCAGCGTGAAAATTTCCGGCGTGTACGGCAACCTAGATCAGCAGCTGCCGACGGTCGCATTCCGGCTGTGCGTGCTGGGCATGTTCATGACGCTGGCGGTACCGGCCGACAAGATATTCACGGCCGAACTGGCCGCCGCGTAGGAGCCATCGACATGCCCCACATTACTCCCGCGCATTTCCTGCAGCACCAGGTGATGATTCACCTGGTGGGCTGCGGCGGCAACGGCTCGCAAATGCTGACCGGCCTGGCGCGCCTGAATCACGCGCTGACGGCACTGGGCCACCCCGGCCTGAACGTCATCGCGTTCGACCCGGACACGGTCAGCGAGGCCAACATGGGCCGCCAGATGTTCGGCCAGTTCGACGTCGGATCGAGCAAGGCGATCGTGCTTGTCAGCCGCATCAACGCGTTTTTTGGCCTGAACTGGGAGGCGCATTTCGGCCGATACGAAGCTGGCAAGGGCGCGCCCGACATGCTGATCGCCTGCGTCGACAGTGCCAAGTCGCGCTACGAAATCGCCAACGGCCGCGCACTGCGCCATCCGAACAAGCCGTACTACCTGATGGACATGGGCAACCGTGCCGCCGACGGCCAAGTGCTGTTCGGCGAGCTGTCCAACGCCGACGGCAGCCCGGCCCACAAGGCACCGGTCGGTAGCGCCCGCCTGCCAGATCCCTACCGTGTACTGCCCGAGCTGGTCGACCTGACGGCCATCGAGGACGACACGCCCAGCTGCGGCCTGGCCGAAGCGCTCGAGCGCCAGGAATTATTTATCAACCAGGCCATCGTCACGCCGGCGCTGTCGATCCTGTGGGAGTTTTTCCGGCACGGCCGCCTGACCTGGCACGGTGCCTTCGTCAACCTGCGCACGGGCAGCATGCGGCCGATGCTGGTGAAGGACGCGGCGCCGGTACCGGAAGCGGCCGAGGCGGAAGAAGTGCGCGTGCGGGTGATGGCATGAAAGAGCACACCCCTGGGCTACTTTTCATGGCCGAAACCTTCCAGGAGGAGGGTGGGCGTCCCGAGATTGTCATCCGAGGAATTGGCGGGCGCGCCGCCGTAGCGGTCGTCATGGACTACGGCAATGCACCCGGAATGCAAGAAGCCAATGCGCAGCGCCTTATCACCTGCTGGAATGCCTGCCTTGGGCTACCGCAAGAAACCCTCGCTGGCGGATGGACGGCGGCCGGCATGAGCACCTACGCGAAAGGACTGGAAGAAAAGCTGCGGATGGCGCGCGGGCTTCTGCTGGCAGTCAAGGTTATGAGCGACAAGGACGAAATTGCCGACCATGACGAAGGCATGCCGTGCACATCAACCGAATTCGATGAACTGATCGAGGGGATACGCAATTTCTTATGGGAAGGTGCAACGTGAAAGAGCGCCAATTGTTATTCAACGCGCCGATGGTGCGCGCACTGCTCGCCGGCACAAAGGCCCAGACACGCCGGATCATCAAGCCGCAGCCACAAATGGTCACCGACAAGCGTATCGAACCGTGGCGAGGCGATCCAGCCGTGCTCCTTTCTCTGCTGGCTGACTCGGGCCGCAAATGTCCGTACGGCCAGCCAGGTAATCGCATCTGGGTCCGCGAAACATTCTTCGCCTACGGCCGCTGGGTGACGCGCTACAGCGAGAAGAAGGGCAGCGACGAATGCCACTTCATCGACATGACGGCCGAATGCGACCGCACGTACCAGTACGATGCCGGCTCCCCTGACGTGCCGCTCGCGGCTGGCCGCGGCGGCGCGCTGCCAGGCTGGTACAAGCGCCCCTCTATCTTCATGCCTCGCGCGGCGAGCCGCATCCTGCTGGAGATCGTCTCGGTACGCGTCGAGCGTCTGAATGACTGCAGCGATGCCGATGCACGCGCCGAGGGCGTGGCACCTGACCAGGTGCGGCAACTTTCGGTATTCGGCGCGAACGATGTTGAGCGAGCAGCAATTTACCGGCGCGCCGCCATCGCGCCATACGAACGGCTATGGGAATCCATCAACGGCGCCGGCAGCTGGGCTGCTAACCCGTGGGTATGGGTCATTGAATTCAAGCAGGTGCCACAGCACCACCAAAAGTAAAGGATTGGCCATGAACACCGACAACACCAAAATCAAAATTTTCCAGGTCGATGACTGGGCATACGTCGCTGCCGAATCCGAACAGGTGGCGTGCGACTTTATCGCTACCGATGCAGCACGACCAGATGATCCGGAGGACTGGGAATGCAGCGAGATGAAGCGTGGCAAACATGCTGATCTTGAGGCACTGCTCGCGGCACACATCGGAAGCGGCGGCACATTCCCCGGCTTGATCGGCATTGACGCACACTACCAATAAGGCCCCCAATAATGAGTACCTACCAAGAATTCTGTCGCCTGCGTGACCTCCATATCCCTGGCGTGAACGCCCCAAAACACACCGAGGCCGACGCCTTTTTTATGGCTGCCGCCCAACTGGCCGTGCCCGACGGCTACAAACTCGTGCCGCTTGAGCCAACACCTGAGATTATCGCCGCTGCGGCAATAGCTGTCTGGCCTACGGCCACACCTGCGGATATCGACTTGGCGCGCCTAGCGGCGCCGATCGTCTTGATGCAGATGGATATGGCACCGGGCACGACGGTCGATTCGGTCGCCGGTATGCTGGCCACGATGGCGCCTGCATATCGCTCCATGCTTGCGGCCGCGCAGCTTCCAAGGGCAGCGCTGGCAGATGAAAGCAAAAAAAGTAATGACTTACGCTACCCGGTCTCGATAACGGCAGCCCTCGCCGATGTTCTGGGATTGCCGAATTTTCGTACTGGACCCATCGCGCACGTCTACCGTGCAGCTGGCGCCGAGATCCGCACTAAATGCGAGGATGAACAGGCTTTCGTGATCGACCGGTATCTTCGCCTGGCGATCGTGCACGGTGATGAATGGCGCACGGCCGCCGAGGCCGATCTCAAAGAAGCGTATACGCGGGCCGAGGCTAGCAAGGCGGTGAAATCATGAGCCGCTTTCCCGACTGCTTCGCGCCCAGGCCTGCGCCGAAGCCAATCAGTGCCGCGCGCTGGGTTCCTCTGGCAAAAAAGCACGGCCTGGACATTGACTTCAAAACCAAGTGTGTCTCTCATGAATTGGCTGTTGAGTTTTGGGGTGAAGACTGGTGCTCGCCAGATGTTGGCGCATGTGTTGTCAAGGTGGTGGCACTTGTCGATTCGAGCAATCACGGGACTACATTGAAAAAAATAGGAGGTATATAATGACCACCACCGAAACCGACGTCCTGGCCAAGCTGGCCGAGGCAATCGAAAAAATGCAACGGCCCGTTTTGCCGCTGTCCGTGGATCTGTGGGATACCAACTGCCTGGCCACCTATTTCAAGCGCTCAGCGGCACGAGTACGTAGCGATATAGTGTGCTTGCCGACGTTCCCGCGGCCTATCCGCCTGCCGGTGGAGGGGCGATCACAGGCGCTGTACAAAGCGCGCGAGGTGATCGCATGGACGGAAAAGCACACTTCATAGTTTCGCTGCGATATCGTCGGCAGTTGCGTTGTAATACGTCTGCAGCTGCCGGATATCACGGTGTCCGACCATGCGCGCCAGATCCAGCACACCCAGCTTGCCGGCCAGGCGCGTGATGGCTTCGTGCCTGGTGTCGTGGAAGGTAAGGCCTTTGACGCCAGCCCGCTCACGGGCCTTTCGGAAAAGTGCATCGAGGGAGGCGGAGGAAATATCAAAACCGTCGGGCACCATCGCCCATATCTCTTGCGCGCGCGGCGAGAGTGCAACATCCCGCGGAAAACCATTCTTAGTCATTTTCAGCCTGGCCACTCGGCCCGATACGTCCGCTTTGCCCAGGCCACATATTTCTCCCGCACGCATAGCCGTTTCAATAGCGAACAGGAAGGCGAGGGCGATGCGGTGCTGTTTTGTTGTCGGTACCATGCCCGGGGCCTTTTGATCCCAACCCAGGGCCAGGCAGATGGCCGTGATTTCATCCTCGCTTATCAGCCTGTCCCTGGGCGGCTTGACCTTCGGCCGCGCCACATCGGTCGTGGGACTCTTCGACAGCCACTTCCATTCCTTGCGTGCTACCGAGAACACGTGCGACAGCAGGTTCATTTCCCGATTTACCGTTGCGCCGGATACGGTCCGGAGTCGCTCATCTCGCCAGGCGGCCACGTGGGTTTCATCGACGTAAGAGATTTTCACGGTGCCAAGGGATGTAGCACCCATGGCGGCCAGGCGGTTGACCTCCCAGCGCTTGCCAGCTTTATTCCTGGAAACTTCGCGCTCGTACCGATCAAAAGCATCCTTGCACGTCTCTTCGATAATCTTGGCCTTGCCGTCGGCCAGCTGCACGCGCTGGCTTGCCTCCCAGGCGAGGGCGGCCGCCTTTGTCTCAAAGGTGCCGGATACCCGAACACCCTTGACCATGAGGCGATGTCGCCAAATTTTGCCATCCTTGACCGGAGCTGCCAT